TACGACACCGGATAACGCCACATATTATCGGCGGCAGTGCATACTCACGACGGCATGGCAACGGTTTACCTTGACCACCGGGACATTGACGGCCGCGACGTGGTATTTTTGCGTTGGTGTTGATTTACGTGACACCGCGCAAACCGGAACCCCGGCACAGACGATTTATGTCTGGGGCGCGGATATCGAACGAGGCCCGTTCGCGACCAGCTATATTCCGACGACATCGGCGGCGGTGACACGCGCGGCTGATATCGCGTCGATGCCGACGAACGCCAGTTGGTTTGGCGCGAGTGCCGGATCTTTCCAGGCTGAGTTCATCGTTCCGAATGATTCCCCGGCGGACAGGCAGGCTGGAATTTTATCGCTGGACGACACAACGGCCGCTAATCAGGCGTTCATCGCTAATTTGAACGGCGATTATATTTATCTCGGCGCGACCGTTGGAAGTGTGGCGCAGCTTGGTGTGAACCCCGGCGGCCCGAGAAACGGCCTCGTTCAGAAAGCCGCCTTCGCCTACGGGGGAGGGCAATGGCGCGGTGCGGCGGCGGGGGTTGTCGCGGCGGGGGCGGGGAGTGCCGTCCCGTTCAACGCGACGCGGCTTGTGATTGGCTCCAATAGTCCCACACTGGATTTATGGAAAATCAACGGTTGTATGCGCGGTGTTTTAGGATGGAAACGAACACTGAGCGACGCTGAACTCATATCGGTGACGACATGACCGGATACCCATGGACGACTGGCGACCCGTTGCTGGCCGATGATTTGAACACGGCTTTTCTGCCGATCACGGGCGGTAATGTCACGGGCCGCGTTCAGTTCATGGACGGCACGGACTGGTTTTACGGATGGCCGGCGCTCACGTCCTGGCTTTACGTGGTAACGCCCAACGGCATGACGGGGATCACGGGGGCCTCCGATACGCTGCACGGCGTCGGTGTCGAGGGGGCGCTGGCGATCGGCGTCGCGGGCTGGGGCTATAACAATCACCCGGGTCCATTCAATGCGTGGGGCGGCTATTTCGAGGCGCGGCAGTATCCCGATGCTGAAGCTTATACGATGGGTGTCGAGATCGACATTACCAACATGTCGGGCGTCGATGCCGTCGCTGGTGGTCCGTATCTTAACTTCCCGCAACCGACCTCGATTGGCCTCAACCTGCAAAGCGGTGGTCAGATCAGTAGTTCTGGGGATGTCGCGAAGCACGCGACGGTCGGTATTTGGCTCGGCGACAACGATGCGCGGTTTCAGACCGGGATGATATTCAAACATACTGGTCTGGTTGGAACGGACGGGGCGGGAACGGGCACGGCCACGGCCATCGCTTTCGCGCAAGGACACACCGTGCAGTGGTTCCAACCGAATAATGTTCCCGGCTCGCGGATCTTCAGCCAGCAAACGGCGAACTCGCCCCTTGATCTGGTTTTTGGTAATGGCCTCGCATACCTCCAGGACAGTAATGGATCGTTGCCGCTTCTTGGTGTGCAGGGGGGCCGCCCCGCCGCGGGTAATACCGCGATGCTGGTGCTGGTGGGTGGGGCTTCCGGTAGCGTATCATACGCGCCCGTGAGTGTTGGCGCGCCGGACAGCGCGGGTTCCGGGTATCGCACGCTGCGGGTGGCGAATTGAACATCTTCGTCGCCCTCGCCATTGGCGGTGCCGAGGTCACCACCCCCGGCTACACGCGGCGGCCCACGACGCTGGCTTACGCTTACGACGGCGCCACGCTGTGCAATATCGCCTCGATCCAGTGGCCGGTCGCCGCCGCCTCCTGGGGCGTCATCGACACGGTGCTGATTTACGACGCCCAGACATCCGGCACCCTGATCGCCACGTTGCCGACCGTCACGCCGATCGAGATCCGCCAGTATGACATCGCCCGCATACCCGCTTCCGGCATCGCCATGGTGTTGACCCAGGCGGCCCGTGCTTTTGGGACGGGGAAATTCGGCACGTCGGTCTACGCCGCCAGGAAGGCTTACGGGCCGGCCATCGCGCATGGCGTGTTCGGCGCGCGTGGCCTGGGCGCCGCCGATGGCACGCCTGGGGTATTTAGCGGGCGCGGCTACGACATCCCCTTCCGTGGCGTGATGGCCGCGGGTGTGTTTGGCCCCGAGGGTTACGGCGCCGCCGGTGGCGTGCCACTGGAGCGGGTATTCGATGACCAGCACGCCTGCGCGGCGAGGGGTTGGATGTCGCCGGGCGACTGTTCCTCCGGTGTGTGGGCGCCGCCGCCCGACTGTCCCGTTGGTGCGTGGGCGAGGGCGGCATGAGCGAATACACCACGACGCCTAACCTTGGGTTGTACAAGCCAACGGTGAACGCCGATGAAGCGGCCTGGGGCGATCACCTGAACGCCAACGCCGACATCCTGGACGCGGCTGTTGGCACGGGCGGCGGCCCCTTCCTGCCGATCGCCGGAGGGGTGATGAGCGGGCCGATAACGCTGCCGGGCACCGCGACCGCGTCGCTTCACGCGGTGCCGTTGCAGCAGGTGGTGGCGATGACCGGCGGGCCCTATTTGCTGCTCGCCGGGGGCATCATGGCGGGCAACATCCAGCTCCCGTCGCTGAACAAAATCGCCGCCACCGATGGCGACATCGCATTCACACTATCCGCGAAAGGCATCAACCAGACCCGGAGCGATAAGAACGTCGCGAGCTTCGCGCAATATCCGGCCTATTTCCAATATCTCAACCAGTGCGCCAATTTCCCCGGCCCGTTCTCGTCGAACTGGCAGCAATACACGGCGCTCTACGCGCAGGGGTTCTCCGGTCCCACCGCCAGCGGCAATACCGGCGCGCTGTCTTTGTTGATGACCAGCAACGGTATGTCCCCGGCCAACGCCTATGACATCCCGCTCTCTGTCGCCGTGGAGAAATGGGGCCAGTCATCGACGTGGGGCATTGTCGTCGATAATCAGGACTTCACCGGGCGCATCCCGCAGGCGTTCGCGCAATGGAACGAATACAACATCGAAGGCAACGGCTACGACATCCCGCCGTGGGATCCGGCTTACGGCAGGCCCCAGGACGCCAACCGGGTCAATTCGCTCTACGCCAACAAGCGAATGACGCAATCGCCGTGGACCGCGTCAAAAGCGGTCACGGCCAAATCGACGACACAAACCGGCGGCGCCCATGCCTCGGTGATCGTCGTCACGGCATCGGGAACGCAATACACATGGTATTGCGTGCAGAGCGGCACGACCGGGGGCACGCAGCCGACATGGGTCGCGCCAGCGCGGTTCGTCGCGACCATCAACGGTGGCGCCGGGACGATGGCAGTCACGTCGATCGCCTCCGGCACGTTGGCCACCGGCATGTTCGTCGTTCTCGGTGGCACCATCGCGACGATACAGATCACGGGGCAGACCAGCGGACCAGCGGGCGGTGCCGGTAGCTACACCGTGGCGGTGACGGGTGCGGCCAACATCACGACGGCGACCGGCTGCTACGCCGCGCCGCGTGTCACCGATGGCACGGCCATCTGGACCTTCGGCGCGCACTACACCGCGTCGGTGAGCGCCGGTGTTTTCTTCACCGGTTCACCCGCCGACACCCAGATGGATGTCGCGGTGAGTGGGAGCGGCCTCACCGTCACGGGCGCCTTCGTTGATACGACGCAACTGACGTTCGCCAGTGGTGCATCCGCGATCCGCATCGCGTCCGATCAGTCGATAGACTTCACCGGGGCGTCCACGGTCGCCGCGCGCAATCAGCACTGGATGGGGTTCTCGTCGTTCGTGCGAAGCGGTGCGCTCGTCTACCAGACGCCATCAGGCACGATGTTCGGCGTCTCAGAGCCATACAATCAGTTCCCAGGCGGAACGGTCGATCTGGCTCCGGCGACCGTTATCGCCTACGGCCCCGGCAGCGACATCTCAGCCACCAACACGGGTTACGATATTCACGGCCTCACCATCGGCAGGAACCGCTCGACATTTCAGGAAATCGATTTCGTCACTGGCGCGGTTGGTTGCGCGTTTCTGAATACGAACGGTTCCGGCGTGCTGGGCGGCGCTTACGTGGCGCTGTCCCCGGCGGGTGTGACGAGCGGCAAGAGTATCGGCCTGTGGGGCACGCAGGCGTCGGCGGTGGCCGCGAAGCCGGCGGTGACGGGATCGAAGGGGGCGAACGCCGCTCTGGCCAGTCTTCTGACGGTATTGGCCTCCTACGGAATCCTTACGGACTCATCGACATGACACCAACCGATCGCATCGCCGTGACACTCGAAGCCCAGTCCTGGGAGACAATCATGCGTATCCTGGCGGACGCGCCGTATCGCGTCAGCGCGCCTTTCATCGTCGAGATCCAGAATCAGTGCATCAGGCAGTCGGACCCGCCCCCCATGCGTGTCGCCGGCGCGGCGGCGGAATAAAGGAGAATAAGCCATGCCATCGACAGCGGGACAGATGACGCAGACACCGACCGGCAACCCGCAATGGCGGGCCGCCAACGGTTCCATCGTGCAGGGCTTCCAGGCCCCGGTCGCGCCGCAGACCAACCGCCCTCATACTGGGTATTCCTACGGCACCTACCGGGACTGGGTGCTCAAAATGGGCTATAATCGCACGAGCGGCATCGCCGGCTGGCGCGTGAAACTCCCGACCGGCGCGGGGTGGTATGTCGCGGTGACCGATGACAGCTCCGACGCGCCAACCGGGGTGACCAACACCGCCAACAATCCACCGGCGGGAGTTAAATAGGATGTCGCGGACCATCTACAGCCGCGACTGGCGCGACCATGCCGTGCCAGAGCCTAATACCGGCTGCTGGTTATGGGATGGTCAGGTAGATGGTCGCGGCTATCCAAAGATGATTGTCGCCAACAAGCATATATCGATGCACCGCGTTATCTGGGCGGAAGCCAATGGCGCCATCCCCAAAGGGTTGGTTGTCTGTCATCGGTGTGATGTTCCTTCGTGTGTAAATCCCGACCATCTGTTTATTGGAGCGCAGGTCGATAATATCTTGGACATGGTAGCCAAGGGCAGGCACGGTAACGCCAATAAGACGCATTGTCGGCGCGGGCACGAATATACGACAGAGAATACTTATCTACATAAACATGACAACACGATTAGTCGTTCGTGTAAGCAGTGTATTCTGGACAGCAACGCGAGAAGGCGGGATCGTCTGAAAGCGGAGGGGGCCGCATCAAATGGCTGATAGTTATACTACCAACCTGGCGCTAACAAAACCGGAAATTGGCGCATCTCGGGATACGTGGGGTAGTAAAACTAACGTTAACTGGGACATCATCGACCAGTTCGTCAGCCAGTTTTGCCAGGTCGGCATCATCGCCGATTTCGCCGGCCCGACCGCGCCCAGTGGCTGGCTCATCTGCGATGGTAGAACCGTGAGCAGAACGACCTACTCAAAACTGTTCGCGGTCATCGGCGTCTACTGGGGCAGCGGCGATGGCTCCACCACGTTCCGCCTGCCCAACACGGCGGGCCGTTCGCTGCTCGGCCCCGGCACGGTGACGGACCAGGGCGGCCTCCCCTATGCGTTCGGCTTCACCCAGATGCAGGGCTTTGTCTACAGCCCGGTCACGCAGAACAACCTGCCCAACTACGCGATCACCACCAGTCTCGCCGGCGACCATAACCATGGCATTCAAACAGTGGCGGCGGGGGCTCATGGGCACACGGCGGACGTGCAGGGCTTTCACTCCCACGCCGGCTCATCGCTGCCGAACCACATCCACACGGGCACGACCAACCTTCAGGGCGACCATAACCACACCTACACCATGGCCAACGAAGGCGTCGGCGTCACGGGCGGGGGCGTCACCGTCGCCTCGGGGACCGTGTTCGGATTTCAGAACTTCAACACCTCGATCAACGGCGCGCATCAGCACAACATCACGACGGCGGCCATCGGCAGCCTTTCGTTGGCCATCGTCGGCGACGGCTCGCACGGTCACAACATCTCCGCTGTCGGCGACCATCAGCATTATATCAACTGGGAATACGGTCACTCGCACGCTTTCAACCTCGGTGGCGGCGGCGTGCCACTGACCGTGTTGAACCCGTTCCTGGTCGTCACCAAGATCATCTACGCCGGTTCCGAAGCGGCGATCGTCACCGCCGCCGATATCGCCACCGCGCCAACCTCTCCCGACACGCACCAGGAGATCGAGAACCTGCGCGAGGAGATCGCCGCGCTGCGGGCGCTGTTCGAGACGCCACGCGCCAGGATGCTCTCGGCGCCCTCACGCGGCCCGCACTAAATGCCCCGCGTCGCCCAGGCCCCTCCCCCAGGCGTGTTCAGGAACGCGACGCCAGAGGCGACGCCGGGAAAATGGTACGACACCAACATGGTCCGCTTCCGGGGCGGGCAGTTGCAACCGATCGGCGGCAACGTCGTGCTGCCCAACTCCGTCGTCGGCGAGGAGGCGGGCCTGCCGCGCGACCTGCTGACGTGGCACGACAATTCCGGCGTTCGTTGGGCCGCGTTCGGCACCGACAGCCGCCTCTTCACCTATCGCTTCGATACCCAGGCGATCAACGACATCACGCCGGCGGGCGTCGGCCCGCTTGATCCGCCCGGCACGTCCACCACCGGCTACGGCCGCGGGGACTACGGCGAGGAGGCATACGGCACGGCGCGCACCTCGGGCGATATCGGGGTTTCCGATATCGCCGCGACGATGGGTGATCGCTGGTCGATGGATACATTCGGCGAGGATTTGCTCGTCGTGCCGACCCAGGATGGGCAGTTGTATCGTTGGTCCCCCCTCACGCCAACGGCGGCTGCCGCTCTCGTGGCCGGCGCTCCCGATCAGAATCGCGGTGTGATCGTCACCGACCAACGCCACGTCGTGCTGCTCGCCGCCGGCGGCGATCCACGCCGGATAGCGTGGTCCGATCAGGAGAATCCCAGCGTCTGGCTGGCCGATGTCACCAATCTGGCCGGCGACAAGATGCTGGTCACCCAGTCCTATGCGATGACGGCGGTGAAGGTCTCGGACGGCATCCTGATATTCACCGCCAACGACGTGCATAAAATGACCTACGTCGGCGCGCCTTACGCTTATGGAATAACTCAGATCGCCACCGGCTGTGGACCCATATCGTTACGCGCCGTCGTCGGCGTCGGCTCGTTTTACGCATGGCCGGGAACGCAGGGTTTCTGGAGTTACCAGGGTAACGTGCAGCCGCTGCCGTGCCCGGTGCAGGACTGGTTTTATTCCCTGGTCAACCGACCCATGGCGGGCCGTATCTTCGGTAGTCCCAATCCCGCCTTTTCTGAACTGTGGTGGGACTGGCCGGATGAAGGATCACTTGAAACCAACCGTTATATCGCGCTCAATTTCGCCGATCCGGCGCGCCCATGGATCATCGGTGTGCGCGAGCGCACGGCGGCTGATCCGAGTGGCACGATGGACTATCCCGTCCTTGGCGGCCCGGCCTCGATTTATGGCGCGCTTTATCTGCATGAGTATGGCTGGACCGACAACGGCATCCCGCGCGCGCCTCTCGGCCTGATCTACGCCGAGAGCGGCGATATCGTCGCCGGTGAGGGAGACAAACGCTTTCACGTGAAACAACTCGTCTTCGACGCCGATGGCCCGCCGGATGTCCTGGGTTATCGTTTCTTCCCGCGCGAGCAGCCGCACGATATCGAGAGCGAGTATGACACCGGCCTCTACACCGTCATCCACGGCGGGCTCATGGACATGCGCTTCTCCGGCCGCTCCGTCCGCATGAGGATGGAGGCGACCGCTGACGGCCCCTGGGCCGTGGGCCGCCCGAGGCTGGAAATGAAAGGTGGGGGCAGGCGCTGATGAGTGTCCGCCCCGTCTCTCGCCCGCCCGCGCCGTTCACCGTCCCCGAGGGCGGCGATCTCGACCAGCGGCTGGCGGCGATCGCCACCGAACTGAACCGCAAGGCCAACGCCGGACTGGCGGGTCCCGCTTTCGCGTTTATAGGCTTGCTGTCAGCGAACGGGACGACATTCAGATTAACAGTTGACGATGCGGGGGTGCTTCACACTGAAGCTGTTCCACGGACATGACGGGCTTTCGCCATATCCGACAGTTTTTTACGGGTCGCATCACTGTGAGGACGCCCAGGCTTTCCTCGTCGAGCCATGTTTCGTTCAATGGCGTTCTCTTTATTAGTGCAAATCCTGACATTTCCGATCGCGTAAGGGCCTCTGTCTCCATGACGGGCCATACAGTATTCGGCGCTGAATCGCCCCCGTTGTTTCCGCTTTCCACTGTCCGTCCAGATCAATATCCATTCATTGAATGTAAGCAAGAACGGGATTCCACGTCGCGCGGCGGAACATTTATGTTTGTTGTATGCGGCCGCATCTGGGTTTTCTTCTTTTCGCCTGATCGCCCGCTCTCGCTCTTTGGCTCTTGTCTCCACGGAAGCCACGGCGGCACGATGAGCGCGTGCTCGCGCCACGTATACCTCACGGTGCTTCGCGTAATCTTCTTTCTTAAAGGCTCTGTGCTTTTCCCTGTTCGCTTCGCGCCACGCTTTTTTCCACTCACGTTGGTAAGCGTTAAGCGCCTCGCGTTCGATAGCTGTTGGTTTATGCGTCTGATGATAGACGTGATTATAGACGCGGCGAGCTTCAGGGTCTTTATATGGCATCAGCTTCGATCCTTGGTCAGAACAGGGTTCGGGGTCAGGGCTGGCGTCGGTGCTGAAACACTGGCGCCTTCCCGTTTATATCATAATGAGGTTGCGGTATGACACTCCCAAAACGATCCACCCCGGAGCCGTTCGCTCTCGCGCATCCCCCGGTGGTGATCCCCACTCCGCCCCCAGACCCCATTCCGACATTCGACGCGGTCAACCTCCGCGCCAGCGACGGCAGCGTGTGGCGCATCCGGGTGACGCCGATGGGATCGATGCTGCTGGATCGTATCGTTACCTGAATGTTGTCATCCGAGGAAAAGCGGTCGCGACTACAAAAGGCCCTCGATTACGGGGGTAATACCCACGACCTCGCCGACGTGATCGACCTCGTGCGTAAAGGTGAAGCCCAGTTCTGGGAAAGCGGCGACGGGACGATCGTCACGGAGATTTATCAATACCCCCGCCTGAAGGCCATCTCTTTCTGGCTGATGAGCGGAACGATCCCCGACTGCATGGCGCTGGAGGACGACATCCTCACCTGGGCCAAAGCCGAGGGCTGTACCATGGCGATATCCACCGGGCGGAAAGGGTGGCTGTATCACGCCCGCAAGACCGGCTGGCGGGCGCGTCCGCACATGTTCCCGGTCTATAAAGATCTGGCGGAGGACTGAGAAATGTCGAAGTCGAAGCCACAGACCACATCGGCGACGACCGATACCTCGCAACACATTCCCGACTGGTTGAGCAACGCCGGTCAGGAAGCCGTCGATCGCTCCGTCGCTCTCAGTAACCGCGCCTACACCCCCTACACGGGTGAGGTGGTCGCGCCGCAATCGGCGGACACGCTTCAGTCGTATCAGCAGGTGCGCGACCTCCAGGGGCAGGGCGCGCCCGCCTTCGGGCAGTCCCTCGATGCCTACGGCCGTCTCGTCGGGAGCGCGGCGCCGGTCACCGCCGGGGCGTCAACGACAATACCAACAGTCTCTACGGCAACTTCAACCAGAACGTGATGAACCCCGCCCAGGGACTGCTGGGCGGCTACCTCAATGGTGGTCCCGCCACCGCCGCCCAGGTCGGTCAGAACGCCCAGACCCTGATGTCGCCTTACGCCCAAAACGTCATCGACCCGACGCTGGCCGCCGGTGAGCAGGCGCGCGAGATCGCGCGCCAGAAGATCGCGGGCAACGCCGCCAACGCGGGCGCCTTCGGCGGCTCCCGCCAGGGCGTGGCCGAGGGTGTTTCCGACGCCCAGACGCTACTCGGAACGCAACAGCAGATCGGCAACATGCTGAACACCGGTTGGGGTCAGGCGCTCACGTCGGGCACCAACATCGGCCTCCAGGCGGGCGCGCAGGGCTACGGCGCGGCCACCGGCCTCGCCAACCTTGGCGCCACCGGATACGCCAACGCGGCCGCCACCGGGCAGGGTATTTCCAATACCAACCTGAACGCGGGCCTCTCCGCCGCCGCCGGGCTGCCCAACGTCGCCGGGTTACAGCAGGGTTACGGTCAGAAAGACGCCTCGCTGCTGCAAACCATCGGCGCGGCGGAACAGAACTACGCCCAGCAGCTCGATAATTCCCAGTATGGCCAGTTCATGGATTATCAAAACTATCCGATCCAGAACATCGACCTGCTGTTGGGCGCGGTGGGTGGCATCCCGTATTCGACGGAGGGGAGAGGGTTCAACACGCAGCAGCAGAACCTCAATAAGAACGTGGCCGGAGGCGTCGTGGGTGGTCTGGCCTCGGGCG